ACAGGAGCAACAGCGTATAAGTTGTGTATGTTTGCGATTGATAATGGTTTAGGTGGTGGTAGAATGTTGCGCAAAAAGCGGTTAAGTCGGATAGCCAAATTTAATTATGGAGTATAATGTTTTTATGAAGTCAGGAGTACCACAAGTAATATCACCTGTAACAGCTTTAGGCGGTTTAAAATCAAAAGTGTTTGGTGAAGGTTATGACGAATTACCTTTTGGATTAACAGAGCGAGGTTATAGACGTTCATTGCGTAGAAAGCAAGAGAATTTAATTGAGCGATTAGGTATGCGTTTAGGTATTACGGGTATCAGTGAGTCTACTGATGTAGTGGGTTTTAAGAAGGATAGTCAAGTATGAGCATAGCATCTGAGTGGTGTTCTAATTTTGATAATGTAACGAATGTGCGTAGTAATTACGACATTGAGTTTAATCGTTTAAATAAATATTTATCGCCTAGTAGCGTAAAGTTTTTTCAATCTAAAAATGGTGATGGTAATGTAAACCGTTTAGAAATTTTTGATGGCACACCTGAGCGAGCGAGTGATGATTTAGCCAGTAGCTTACTTGGTATGTTGTTAAACCCTTTACAGGACAAGTTTAGCTTAGTGCCAGCGAACAAGGAATTGCGTGATAGTAAGATTCATAAAGATCAGTTAATTAAAGCAAAGAATTGGATTGTAGACCATTTAAGTAGAGCGGATACAAGTTTTATGAAGGCAATGAGCAGCGTCTTACAAAATGTGGTGAACTATGGTGATGGCCCGTTTTTTATTTATCGTGATAAGAAAAAGAAGATAGTAAAGTTTGCTGCATTACCTAAGCAAGAAGTATATTTTCAGCGTGATATGTATGGAGATATAATCAACTACTACAGAGAGATTTATATGACTCCAATCCAGTTAAAGAGAGAGTTTGAAGCTGCTGGTGGAGATGGTAACGCACGTTATTGGAAAGAGATTAATGAAAAGATTAACACTGACCCAAATGATGAGCGTAAGGTAATTAATATTGTATTTGAGCGTGATGATTATAAGACACGTACTTTGAATGTTACTGAGAAGAAGTATGCAAGTTTATGGATTGATTACGACAATAAGGTTTTATTAAAAGAGAGTGGCTATGATTATTTTCCTTTCTTTGCGCCAGCGTGGAGATTAAGTCCGGGAGAGGATTACGGCCGAGGCCCGGGCCATAGAGCTTTACCAGATATTATCACTCTAAACTTGATGGAGAAAAACAATTTAGCGGCTGCTGAGGTAATGATTAAACCCCCTCTCATTATGCCTTATGACATCATGGAAGATGATGTCGACCTGTCTCCGGCCGCTATTAATTATATCCAATTATCAAGAGCAATGTTTGGTACACAGTTTATAAAACCTGAGCCGTTAAATGTTATACAGGATTTACCTATCAGTGTTCAGATGCAGGATAGGAAGCGTAATTTAATTTTATTAGCTTTTTACAATGACTTATTACAGGACGATAAGCGAGTTGAACAAAGTGCGACCGAGAGTAACAATCGAATGATGAGTAACATTCGTAAGTTCAGTGGGCCGTTTAGCAATCTGGAGAACGATTTATTGCAAGCTGTAGTCAAGGAAGTGTATCAAGCTGGTATTGAGTTTGGTGAGATAGAGGTAGATAGCGAACTTAAAGATGTGAACGTAGCGTTTACAACAGCAATGTATGAAGCGCAACAGCAGATGCGTTTACAGGCATTACAAGCCGCAGGTACAATCCTGACACAATTCTTTGCTGGTGGTATTCAGATACCGGGTGTTAAGCAAGAGTTATTAGCGGAGTATGTATTTAAGGCAACAGGAGCGGATAGTAATTTATTGGAAGACCCAGAGGTAGCAAAACAGCAACTAGAGCAACAGCGTCAAGTACAGCAAGATAGTGTTGACACTAGATCGTTTAAAGATGTTGCTAGTGGGTTGAAAGATATACAACAGATTGTATGATACAGACAAATTTAAAGTGGTGGTTAAATACCGTTGGAGCGGATTTAGGGACAGAAGAATTTACTAAGGCAAAGCGTTTTTTAGTAGAGGGTTCTTACAAAGAGTTTGGCGATAGTAAATTTGGTGAAATAATTTTGCATGAGTTATTTGATTTTTGTGGTTTCGACAAGGTGAATTATAGTAATGATTTTAAGCCAGAGACATTAGCTTTCTTAGAGGGACAGCGTAGCGTTTTATTGCACATATTACAGATGTGCGAGATGAGTCAATTAGTATTGATGAAGAAAGGAGCAAAGAATGGATAGTAGTGAAGCATGGTTAAAGATTGAGGAAGCGACAAAGGATTATAATTTTGATGAATTAAAATCTGTATTTGGTGATTTACCAGAGGCAAAGACGTTAGAGTCAGTTAAAAGTTTAAAGGGTTTAATGAAAAGTTATATAGACACAAGCCGTATGGTGGGTGATAAGAGCAAGCGTTTACCAGATAATGATGCAGACTGGGAACAATTTTGGCAATCTAGGGGTAAACCCTCAGACCCTAGTGGTTATCAATTTGATTTACCTGAGTATCAGTTACCAGATGATATTTATGATTATGTAGGTAAGAATTTGCATGAAGCTAATTTAACAAATGAGCAAGCAAACAAGGTGATGAAAACATTTTTAAACCTTACAAAAGAAGATGCCGATAAGCGAGAAGCTGAATATGCAAAGTCATTAGAGGAATTTACTAAGCAAAAAGAAGTACGCTTTGGTGATAAGTTATCTGAATATGACAACTTAGCTAAAAGTTATATTGACCAACTGGGTGATGGTGTGGTGAAGTCAAGTTTAGAAACATTAATGGCAAATCCAGATGGTTTAGAATTTCTAGCAAACTTAGCACAAGCAGGTAATGAAAACCCGGGTGGGCCAGAGTATCGTCAGCCAAGCCGTAATACTGCAAAGACTGCAAGTGAACAACTTGAGATGTTAAAGCGAGATAAAAACTTTTTAGATAAATTGTTTGGTACTGATATGCGTATCCCAGCTCTAGAGCGCAAGCGAGCAAAGGAATTATGGCAATCATTACATGAGCAAGCTGTAAAAGAAAAGTAATGTATAATAAAATTATCGGGTTGCTTTTATAGTCCGTGTTTTTAGAAGTCCGTTTATCGGGTTGCTTCAAGTAGTAGTTAATAAGTTTATAAGGAGAAAAAAATGGCTTATTCAGTTAATGAAGCATGGGTAAATCAGTATACGGACAACGTATCTTTATTATCCCAGCAACAAAATTCAGTGTTAGGTAACACTGGTATTAAAGGTGATGCAACAGGTGAATACAAGTTCTTTGAAAGAATTGACTCAGTTTCAATGTCAGCAAAAACTTCATCTAATTTAGCAACATCATTCACAGATGTAACACACGAAAAACGTGCAGTTACTTTCAGTGATTACGTAATCAACTTCTACTCTGATATGAGAGATGCAAAAAGAATGTTAATTGACGTTCAAAGCCCTTATGTTAGAGATGCAGTTGCAGCGTGGAATAGACAGATTGACAGCACAATCAATACAGCATTATTAGGTGCAGCGACTACAGGTTCAGGTGTAGGTGCAGCATTTACTTCTACTGCATTTGATACTGCTAACCAAACTGTTGACGTATTGTTCCAAGGTGGAGACGCTATTGGTGCAGGTAACGGTACTGGTACTTATGGTACTAACACTGGTTTAACATTAGCTAAAATCTTAAAAGCTAGAGCTGTGTTACAACAAAACCATGCAGTACAGCCGGGCGACAATATCTATTGTCTTATTGGCCCTGACGAGGAAATTGATTTATACGGCATTAACGAATTTAAATCAATCGACTTTAATGACGAAAGACCATACACATTAGGTATCGACCCAGCAGGTTACATTGGTACTTTCTTAGGAGTAGATTTCTTAAGATACACTGGTTTAACTGAGACTGACCCAGCATCAGCATCTAACCACTACAGAAGCTGTTTAATGTACACTTCATCTGGTTTAGGGATTGTTAAAGGTGATGCACCTCAAGTAATGATCGCACCTAACCCTGAGAGAAACATGGCATTAACAATCCACGTAGAAGGTAGTGTTGGAGCGGTTCGTGTTGAGGAGAAAAAGGTAGTTGAAATCAGAACATCATCTGGTATAACTGACCCTTCGTAGTATGAGTAGCTCAATATCAAAGCTAACGGTTTACAACTTGGCCCTTGCAGAATTAGAGCAAGGGCCGATTGTGAGCCTTGCAAGCGACAATCAAAATGTCAAAACCTTAAACAACGCTTATGAATTGGCGTTACGCACTTGTTTAAAATCACGCAACTGGGATTTTGCCACAACATTTGCGACATTAGTTTTAATTTCAGATGCAGACAACATTACACCATTTGCATATCAGTACGCATTACCGACTGATTTTCTTGAGATACAAAAGATATATGACTCTGACAATAAGCGAGTGGATTACATTCGCACCGCAGATGGATTATACACAGATGCTTCTCCTGTTTATTTGCAGTACACAAAATATTTTGAAGACTATTCACAATTTGATGAGCATTTCATTGAATT